TTAAGACTAGATGAGATAAATAAAATTTTAAAAGAAGCACAAACAAAACCAGATGATTTCTTTGCAGATGATTCTGCTGAGATTATACCTTTTAATCTTAAAAAGTCTGATGACGATCCAACTAAGTTTGCAAGAGGAGGTATCGTTGAAGTACTTATATAATCCAGCAACCGATGAGTTTGAGTCGTTAACCACTACATTAAAAGATAGGTTTAATTTAAAAGACCAAGTAGCTGATGCATCAGCCGCTGTTCAAGGAACAGAAAACGCTATCGATTTATCCGTAGATGCATTCAAAGCATATCAAAATGCGGGGGGTACAATGTCTTACAAAGATTTTATAGCTTCAGGTAACGAGGGTGTAGGTAGATTTTTTAAAGACGGTGGTAGGGTAGATTTTGAGTTAGGTGGTGGCGTGATACAGGGAGAGAAAGTTGGAAACAGAGAAAACTTTGGTGCACCTCAAAGAGGTAAAAGAGAAGAATTAAGAAATTTTTTTAGATCACAACCTATAGGATCTGAAATTGATAGAGCAGCAGTATTAGACAATATAAAAATAGATAATACAGATATTACAAAAATTTTAAAAGAACCAGAATTTAAAAATAAAAATTTTACAGTATTAGAGGCACAAAACCCTCTAGGACAAATCTTAGAATATTATAATGTTGATGATTTTGAAGTTGATTTAAAAACAGGAAAAACTGGAGGACAAATCGCACAAGAAATAATAGATAAAAATCCAGAAATAGGTTTTAATCAAGAAGACATAGTAAGAATGTTGAGAGGCGCAACTAGGTTTAGACCAAACCTAGCAAAAATGTATGAAAAAAATAGATTAAAAACATCTACAGCTAGTGATAAAATTCAAAAACAAATTGCAAAAGATGTAGATAATTTTGTTAAGACAAATAAAAATAATTATATATCTGATTATAAATCTGGAAATCTTGGAATTAGAAATAAGTTTTACAATGATGCAATTAATTTTATTGATAAGAAATACCCTAATACTGTTGCGACTAATGAAAAAGGAACGGTTAAAGTCAACGCTGGCACTAAACATATTCCTTTTTTAGGTAAGTTTAGAAAAGGTATGGCAACTCCCAGTAAAGGAACATATCATAATATTTTATATGTAACATCTCAAATTGACAATGCTCTTAACATTAAAAGACCAAAAACAGGGCAAGCGCAGACTCTTAAAGAATTTAGTAATGATTATAAAAAGGCAATTAATAAATTATTAAAAATTGGAATTAAAAAAGGATATATACCTGCAAAAAATCCTAAAAATAATTTACCTATCAATGATTATAGTCGTTATGTAGATTACATGAGAGCTAATTTAACACACCCTTTAAGAGCTGTTTTTGGAAATTTAATTGATTTTAGTCCAGAACATCCTGGGGGTATTTTAAAACTTGTTGATCAAACAGATGCAAAAACTTTAGAGAGAGTATTACCAATGCAATCTTTTAAAGAAGAAGGTCTTTCAAAAATGAATCAACCAAATTCTGTTAAAGGTCGTACTTACGATAAAAAAATTTCATCAGCTTTAACTCGAGCTAAAGACTTACCCATTGATGATATCAAAGGCATTAAAAAACAAGTTAAGATAGCTAATGATCTTTCAAAAAAAGCTGCAAAAGAATTTGGTGTGCAACAAGCAACATACGAAGTAGAAATTGTTGACGGTAAACCAAAAATTAATACAAAGTATCCATCTCTTACTTTAGGTTCTTCAATGTTATCAAAAACAAAATCTGCTATACAGAATTTTATTGCTAATGGTAGTATGAAGAAACCTGTGTTTAAAAAACTACCTGAAAAATTACAAAAAGGAATTAAGTTAATTAATCAAGGTAAAAATGCTGATGCTGTTTTAACATCTCACCTTAAAAATGTAATACCAGAATATGAAAAAGTAAGAAATTTTAAATTACCAAGTTTTGCAGGATCTGTTGACTTAAGTGATGTTTCACCAGATTTAATAAATAAAATAGGAAACGTAGCAAAAAAAATTGTTCCTGTTTTAAAAGGACTTGGATACACAACTGGTCCACTTCAAACAATGCCTTATGTTCAACAAGCAGAAAGAGGACTACCTCTTAAAGAAACTTTAATTACAGGGACGGCAAGATTAGTTGAAGATACTTTTAATTTACCGAAGACAGTTGCAAATCTTTTTGGCGGTGATCTACCTTACGAGGCCACGTTTGGTAGAAAGTTATCTGATAAATTAGAAGAGAATATTCCGTTAGCGGAGCGACAAGAAAGAATAAAACAATTTAAAATACCAAGAGGTATTGTAGATGATATGGAACTTTTATCAGATCAAGAGTTTGATAAGATGTCTGAAGTTAATCCTGAAAAATTTAAAAAATTAATGGAGGCCTCAGAAAAACCTCAAATAGAACCTGAGGAGGAAACTAACAAACCACCGCAAAGTCTTTTTACTCCACTGCCTATAGATAAAATTGTTGGAGATATGGACGATCAAACTGCCGGTGCTCTGATGGATGCTTTTCCTGGCTCGTCTTTCTTGCAATATCAGTCTGCTGTTGATAATGGCTTTCAAGGTAGTTTTGAAGAATACCTACAGCAATCGAGTATGAAGTTGGCACAAGGTGGCCGTGTTGGTTTTCAAGACGGAACACCAGACCCTAGATACGGTCAAATTTTATCTGGATTTAAAAATACAGATCTCATTGAACTTTTAGATAAAGAAAACGAGCCTAGTCTTAAAGAAGAAATTTACGGCGATGACGGTGAGAGAAATTTAATACAAACATTTAATACAATGTTTGCAGATCCAAAAGCATATCCATACTACGCACAAGAACTTGTATCAGGAGGCGCTAACATACCCGAAATTGCATTTAGATTTCCAACAGCACTTGCATATCTTTTTGGTAAAACTAGTCTTGCCACTACAACAGGTGATCTAAGTCAAATTGGTATGAAAGATCTAAAAAAAGCAGCTGAAATAATGGATCCAAAAGCTACAAAATTTTTAAAAGAAAAAATTGGTTTTACAGACATGCTAGAAAAATCAAGAGCAGAAAGAACAGGGCCACAGAAAACTACGGGAGGTTTATTAGAGTTTGGAGCAGAGTCTGTTGGACCAGCAACACCTTATTTCTTAATAAAAGCATTTCCTAGAATTGCAAAACAAATTAGAAATTTAGTGGGAACTGGAACAGCTGCAGAAAAAGTAAACAAAGAAATAGAAAAAAAATTAGCTACAGATACTGTAGACCAGACACGAAGAGATATGCTTTTAGCTACAGGAGCGGGAGGAGCTGTAGCTCTTCTCAAATATTTAGGGTTAGATAGTCTTGTAAAAACAACTAAAGTTGTAAAAGCTGCACCAGAGATTGTAACAAAAGGCGGCACACCTAGATACTTCTTTGACTTTGTAAGTTTAATTAAGAGCAAAGGAGATGATATTACAGAAAAAGCTTCAACACTTGAAAGACAAAAAGTTTATGATTACAAAGGATACACAATGTACGAAGACATGAGTTCAGGTGAAATACGTATTAATAAACAAAGCGAGGGTATGGGATCTGGTTATGATGAAGCCGGTGAGCTTCAAACATATGACACAATAACAGGACAAGAAGAAATAATGTATAAACCTGGTGAAACAATAATGGGCAAAGACGGAAAATCAGTTAGAACATTAGATGAATATGAAGAAGCTACAGCTAAACCAGTTAACCCTGATGGTGATATGGAAGGCGAAGTTGGTTTAGATTCTATTGATGAAATATTGGAGCTATTGTCCAAAGATGGTAAAACATATTCTAAAACAGAACTTTCAGATATGGGAATAGATCTTGATGCTCTTGGAAATTATCCAACTGGAGCAGGAAGTGTTAGACTGGAAGATTTAGTTAAACCTAAAAAAGCAGAAGGTGGTATTATATCAGGTGTAAAATCAGGACCCCCACCAAAATCTGGTAAGACACCACACGGGTTGCCTTATGTGGCAAAAAATGTTAGACCAATCAAGGAGCGTAATTAATGGCAGATATTGACAAGACTCTTTCGGAGTTAGGAACCTCTGTAAAAATAGATGGACCTGATCAAGAAGTAGAAATACAGAAACAAGAAGAAGCAGCAAAACCACCTGTTGAAATAAACCCAACAGAGGATGGTGGCGTAGAATTAAACTTTGATCCAAGCAAAGTAAATATTGAAGGACGACCTAATCACTTTGATAACTTAGCGGAATTATTACCAGACGATATTTTAGAACCCATAGGTTTAGAGTTGTTTGCTAACTATACAGATTACAAATCTTCAAGAAAAGATTGGGAAAAATCTTACACAGAGGGTTTAGATCTTTTAGGATTTAAATACGAAAACAGAACAGAACCTTTTCAAGGTGCTTCGGGGGCCACGCACCCTGTACTAGCAGAAGCCGTAACACAGTTTCAAGCTGGTGCTTACAAAGAATTATTACCCGCAGAAGGACCAATTAGAACACAGATTGTTGGTAACAGCGATCCACAAAAAGAAGCACAAGCACAAAGAGTAAGAGAGTACATGAACTACGAACTTATGGAGAAAATGTCTGAGTACGAACCAGAGTTTGACCAAATGTTATTTCACTTACCTCTCGCAGGATCTACATTTAAAAAAGTTTATTACGATGATTTATTAGGTAGAGCTGTATCTAAATTTGTACCGGCCGATGATTTAGTTGTACCCTATTCTGCAACATCTCTTGATGATGCAGAAGCAATCATTCACGTTATTAAAATGTCGGAAAATGATTTAAGAAAACAACAAGTCGGTGGTTTTTATGCCGACGTAGAATTAGGCTCACCGTCTGTAATTAAAGACGAAGTTGAATCAAAAGAAAGAGAACTAGAAGGCACAAAAAAATCTGGTAAACAAGATCAAGTTTATACTTTATTAGAGTGTCATGTTAATTTAGATTTAGAAGGTTTTGAAGATAAGGATGCGGATGGAGAATTTACAGGAATTAAGCTCCCTTATATTGTTACTGTAGATGAAGGTTCGCGAAAAGTTCTTTCTATTAGAAGGAATTTTAATCCTGACGATCCAAAAAAAGCTAGAGTCACTTACTTTGTCCACTTTAAATTTCTGCCAGGACTAGGATTCTACGGATTTGGATTGATCCATATGATTGGCGGATTGAGTCGAACGGCAACGGTCGCTCTCCGTCAATTGTTGGACGCAGGTACGCTATCAAACTTGCCAGCAGGATTTAAACAAAGAGGTGTAAGAGTTAGAGACGAAGCATCACCAATACAACCAGGTGAGTTTAAAGATGTAGATGCACCGGGCGGTAATATTCGAGATTCATTTATGATGCTACCTTACAAAGAACCATCACCAACATTATTACAGTTGATGGGTATTGTGGTTCAAGCAGGTCAAAGATTTGCGGCTATTGCTGATATGCAAGTAGGCGATGGTAATCAAGCTGCTGCAGTTGGAACTACAGTTGCACTTCTTGAAAGAGGTTCACGTGTTATGTCTGCAATTCACAAAAGACTTTATACATCTATGAGATCAGAGTTTAGATTACTTGCAACTTTATTCAAAACATACTTACCACCTGTTTATCCATTTGATGTAGTTGGTGGAAGAAGAGAAGTTAAGCAAATGGATTTTGATGACAGAGTTGACATACTACCTGTTGCAGATCCGAACATATTTTCTATGTCACAAAGAATTACGATTGCACAAACAGAATTACAATTAGCTACATCTAACCCTAAAATTCATAATTTGTATAATGCATATAGAAAAATGTATGAGGCACTTGGTATAAAAGATATTGATAAGATTTTACCGCCTCCAGCACCTATTGCACCTAAAGATCCGGCGTTAGAACACATTGATGCATTAGGAATGAAACCATTTCAAGCGTTTAGAGGCCAAGATCACAGAGCACACATGACCGCTCACTTAAATTTTATGGCAACAAACATGGTTAGAAACAATCCACCTGTTATGGCTGCGATTGAAAAGAATTGTTTAGAGCATATTAGTTTAATGGCGCAAGAACAGATAGAATTAGAGTTTGCAGACACTATTCAACAGCTTCAACAGATGCAACAAATGGCACAACAGAACCCACAGATACAAGCACAGCTACAAAAAATATCTATGGACATGGAAGCAAGAAAAGCAGTCTTAATTTCTGAAATGATGGGTGATTTTATGGAAGAAGAAAAGAAAATTACGTCACAATTCGACTCTGATCCTCTTTTAAAACTAAAATCAAGAGAAGTTGACCTTCGTGCAATGGAAAACGAACGTAAAAAAGATGAAGGAGAACAAAAAATGGACCTTGATAGAGCAAAATTACTTCAAGCAAGACAATTAAACGAAGATAAACTAGATCAAAACGAAAAATTAGCTAAATTAAGAGCAGGAGTAAGTCTTGCAAAGGCTGGAAATCAAGGTATAACTGCAATTAAGGTAGAAGATTAATAAAAGGAACAAAAATATGATGAATTATAAAAAATCAAAAGAAGTTAAGATTCCAGAACAGAATGTTGAGATAGATCCTAGATCTAAAACAACAGCTGATGGCGCTTTTAACTATATTCCTACTGGAGACAAGGAAAAAGTTAGAGGAACTAAGAGAATGTTAACTGAAAAGAAAAAAATAGCTACTTGGTACTAATATGGCTTGGTTT